TTCCATCCCTTGATGGCGCAACCGACCAGGATTTCGTCGAGCACCGCCGACCCGCCAGGCCGGATCTGCTGGACGAAGGAGAAGTAGGGAAGCTCCAGGCCGGTCGGATTGGTGGCGCCCAACGCGGGCACGATGGTGTACGTGTACGGCGGTCCGCTGCCGGCGAGCGTCACGTTGCCCAGCGAGAACGCCATCACCCAGGCCAGGAACTCCGACGAGGCATACTTCGAGAGCTCGTAGGTCGGCATATTGTAATGCGATTTGAAAAGCTGCGTCGGGAACTCATGGCCCTTGCCGATTTCAGCCCGGTCGTCCTCGTTCACCGGCACCTTCGCCCAAGGCTTCGTGTTGAGGTTCGTAAGCCGCCAGATCTTAGCCACGAGCGCCGCCGTGGAAATATTGGTCTGCTTGCCGAAGCTCCAACCGTTGATCAACTCGTTGATGTTCGCCATGACTATTTGGTCTCCTTCGGGCTCGCCGTCGGCTTCACCGGCGCGGGCACCTGATGCCAACCGGCGGCCATGAGGGGCGTGAGAATCGCGGTGGTCGCCTGGACCTCGCGGATCTCGTCGCCTTGCGGGGATTGCATAAAAACGACAGGTACGCTCATCTGTTTCCTCGAGTCCGGTGCAACCGGGTTATGGGTTATAAGATTCGATCAGAAACACCGGCGCCACCGCGAAGTACTCGAAGGTGGCTCCATCCGCGCTGATCACGATAGTGTTGCGCCGGGCATCCGGCAGCCTGAAATCCATCGGCTCGCAGTTGGGATCGATCTGGATGTGCAACATGCGAAGCGTGCCCCCCTCCGGAATGTCGTTGACGATCCACGTCCAGAGGTCCTCGTAGCCGACATTGGGCGCCTCCGGCGTCCGCAGGTAAAGCGCGAACTCGTGCCGGAATACCTGGGCGTTGCCCAGCCGTCCCTCGCCGGTGCCATTCCAGACGATCATGATCGATCCCGGCGGCATCGTCAGAATGGCCAGCCGGACGTTGGCCTGGGTGGGCTGGCCGAAGACGGTGATGTTCTCGGAATAGAACTGGATCTTGGTGGGATCGCCGCCCAGCGCCGCGACCAGATTAGGCAAAGCCTGGAGCGCGGTCACCCACTCGGCCAGGATGGTCTTGGGATTGATCATTGCGGCGCCAGTGTCAGGGTCACATGGATCATGCCGTAGGGGTCCGGTTGGCGCACGGTCGTCACCGTGAACTGGGCGCCCCAGGCCGCGACCGAGTCTCCGCGCTGCGGCGGGTTGGGAAGATCGACTGGATTCACTTCGATCTCCTCGACGCTCGCCACCGGGCCTGCCTCCATCCGCTCGCGAAGCTTTCGGATGACGGTGATGGTTGCCGGCGCGCCGACGGCCGCTCCTGCCTGCATCGCTTGGTACAGGACCGGCTCGCCAAACGCGTTCTGCATGCTGCGGTTCAAGTTCGCGCTAGTCGTGGGCCAGTCAGGCATAGGTCAGAGGGAAACAGGGGGCGGCAGATCGCCGCCCCGAGGTTTTAGAACGCCGGGTTCAACCGCACCCGGACGGTTGGATCGCCCGAGGCGCCACCGGGAGCAGCGACCCCGCTGGCTTGCATCAGGACCGCAACGCCGATCTTTTTGTCGGTATTGACGGAACTGGCCAGATGGGCGGTGTTATCCCAATACACGTAATCGCCTTCCGCGAACGTGCTGGTGTCTTTGGCGAGATCGAAGACGCCTTCGACCTGGATCTCCATGTTGTCGCCCGTGACCTGCGTGTTGACGGCGATCCCGAACAGGTAGCCCGTACCGGCCACCTCCACGCCGCCGCCCGAAGTCACGTTGTAGGGCGCGATCACCGTGATCGTCTTTCCCTGCTGAACGTAGTTGTTCATCGAATTCTTCTCCTCTGTTTTTGCCGAGCCCCTGCGGACCCGGCGTTGGTTGTTCCTGTTGGTTTGGGCCGACCGCCCTGCTTCTACGCGCCGGCGCTTTTTTGCATGCCGCGATAATCGATGGCGGCCGCGCCGAAGTCCATGCGCGCCTTGATCTCCACGCCGTCGATTTCGAAGCCCTGCTTGGTTTCGATATACACGCCCTGCTGCCCCTCGAGGTAGCAGTACTCCACCGTGTCCACCTGCGCCGGGTCCGCGATCAGATACCACGCCGTCGCGCTCGCGGCGTCGAGACGCGGCTCGACGATGGGCACCAGGCTGCGCACCCACTCCGGCACAACCTTGGTCGCGTCGCTGGACGCGATGTTGATGGGGTACACGACCTGGAGCATGTAGGTTTCGAGCGCGGTCGGCACCGCGAGGAACCGCGGAACCAGGTTCAGGGGGGTGCCCTGCGGTCCCTTCTGCATGCGCAGTTCTTTGCGCCCGGCACCGAGAGCCCCGAGCGCGGAAGCGCCCCCCACGGTTGAATCGATGCTGCTGCCAGTGCCGGTGAGCAGGTTGTTGTGGGCCGCCGCAAACAACGCCGTGGGGGTCTTGTCGCCGGCATAGGCCGCAGACGGATTGGAAATGATGATTCCCCAGACCGTGTCCGACTCCAGGCACGCTGCTGCCACACCCAGCAGGGCGGGCACCCGGGTGAACGCCTGCAGGTCGTCGTTGATGATCACCTTGCGGGTCAGCGCCACGATCTCGCCGTAGGTAGCGAGCTTATAGCTGATGTTGTTGTCGGTGAGGTTGGCCCGGTGATATTCGCCCTTCTCGTTCAACATCTGCAGGACCGGCGCATCGGCCAACATGACGCGGTTCACCGGCTTGAAGTCGGTCGCCGTCATCTGGCGGCAGAACGGCTGGAACGTGCGCGGGTAGGCTTCGTAGCCCTGGCGCAAGGTCTTGTTGGCGACGTTCGCCAGAATCGCCGGGAAGTCCGAGGTCGACTCCGCGCCGCCCTCGAAATATTCCACGTTGCGGGACGGCGCCCGCAGCGCCACCTCCGCGACCCGCGTGGAATCCCACCCGCGCGTATCGATGCTGCGAAGTTGCAGATACTCCTTCGCCATGTCGATCAGCTTGAAGTTGTGGTACTCCCGCGCCTTCTCCTCGGCCACGCGATGCTCCTGCTCGCCGCAGCCAGCCAGGAATGCGCCGTTCAGCGGTTGCCGATTCAGGAAGAACCGGCTGTCGGCGCGCAGCAGCAGAGCGGCCTGCATGCACTCCAGCCGCTTCTGCATCGCGTCGGCTCCGCCGCTGAAGGTCGGCTGGTGGGGGCGAGGGTCGTGGTCCTTGCCATCGGTTGTCTTCTTGCCCTGCGCTTCAATCGCGGCGAACAAATCCTTCCGCGCCTGATCCACGGACACGCCATTCGCGATGAAGCCGCTGATGACGGTCCCGTCGATTCCCAACGGTTTCACGGTGGCGCCCAGCGAGGTGAGCTCGCTAACGCGCAACCGCTCGGCAGTGACCGCCTCGTCACGGGCGGCGGTCAATGCCTGTTCGTTCCCAACTCGGGCAGTGTCCACGCCCGAGGCCTGCTGCGCTGTATCGGCCATTGCAGGTTTCTCCTTTTGCGGGCTGATTGCCCGAAGTACATCCATCGCATCGGCGTCCAGCGCGCCGAAAACTGCCATCTCCCCGGTCGGCTGAGCGTTCAAAAAGCACGTGTTGAAATCTGCCGGGACCGTGCAAGGGGAGATCTCGAACGGTTCCCAATCGGTCGCCTTGAACATCCCGATCTCCTGGTTGTTCAAGTACGGAGCTTTTCCCTCCGCCATGCCCTCCGTCTGCATGTCGGTTTTCTCGCGCTTGTAAATAAATGTGCCGAAGCTGAGGTTCTGTAGGATGCCGGTCGAGGCCTTGCGGAACATCTCCGCGCCGTCCGGATCGCCCATATCGAATTTGAGCGTCGCCATTCCCTTCGGGCCGTTGGGCCATGCGCGCTGGACCACGCCGACCTGGGCTCGTGTGCCGACCTTGCCGGCCATCAGGGACTTGAAATCGTCGCCCGTGAAATGGGTATCGAAGACCGGCGCGCCGCTATTCAGCCGGTCCATGCGGCAGCCTTCCATCGCGAGCCTGAGCATGTAGGGCTCGCCGGTAGAGCGGTCGATCCTCGGGACCGGCGCGCCGCTGTACCAGACCACGTCGATGGTCCCGTCGTCGGCGTTGGCGGTGCTGGGCACCACCTGCGCGTCGGCGGCGAACACCTCGGAGTCGCGTCCGGCCACGGGGGCAGCGGTTGTGGCGACAATCGCGGGCGACCCCTTGGCGTCGTCGGAGACCGCAGCATCGCCGGTGGCAGTCACCTCCCGAGGAACCTCTGTCCCGGTGGTTGTCGATGTTTCGGGCGTCGTGGTAGCTGCGGGCGTTGCTGTAGTTGCCGGCGGGTCCTGCGCCGCCGCGATGGCCGCTTGGCCAGGCTGCTCCTCCAGGCCGGTGATTACATCCGCGTTTCCCTTCATGCCTGTTCCTCTTCCTTCTGCGTTCGGATTTATCCCCGGTAGAGCCGGGTGGTCGATTGCCAGTTGGTCGTGACGCGCGAGATGCCCGCCACCAGAAGCTCTTTCACCATCGCGAGGTCCTCGTCCGACAACTCGCAAATCCCGAGGCCCTGGCTGCCGGAGCCGCCGCCTGCGGGCTTGCTGGTCGGCGTGCGCTCTTCGGTGTTGGCCGGCTGTTCCTGGCCCCGCAGGGTGACGTTACGTGGATCGACGTCGAGGATAATCTCGTATTTGTCCACCAGCTTGTTGAAGAGTTGAATCTGCTGGAGCTGCGTCGTCGGATCGTAGCCGTTCTCCAGCACCGCCTCGAACCACGACTTCCTGCCGATGCGGACGTCCTTCAAAACCGCCTCGGCGTCCTTCACCGGATCGACCGACTCGAACCGCGGCGCGGTCCACTGCACCTGCTTGAGGTTGAGCTTCGGATCGTTGACCGCCGCCATCGGGATCTTGCCCTGCAGGACCAGGGTATCGATGAACCGCCGCCACGCCGGCATGCAGAACAACGGCATCAGCGTGAGCCACCGGTAGTTTTCAATCGTGTTCCGGAAGCCCAGCATCCCGCCGCGCCAGGACGAATAGTTGACCTGCGACATGTCGCCGGTGCCGAGTTCGTAGGGAACGCCGAGGCCCGCCATGATCCCCTGCAACTCGGTCATCTTGTATTCGCGGTAACCGCCGGCCGCCGGCGGGTTGTTGAATTTGATGTCCTGCCCCGGCTTCAAATACTCGACCATGCCCGGCTGGAAGGTTTCGACGGGATGCCCGCTCACCGGGTCGGTCCCGGCGAAGCCCACCGGGGCGCCGTCCTCGCCCTCCGGCTGCGTCACGAACGCCGCCACGCACGCCTCGATCTTCTTGCGCACGCGCTCGGCGTCGCAGTAGTCGTCCAGGTCCCGGAGCGCCATCATGACCGGCGCCAGCCACGGCACGCCGCGCACCTGGCCGGGCCGGAGGACGCGATAGACGTGCATGATCTGCTCGGCCGGCACGGGCTGGCTGATGATGCCGCCCCGCGGATTGAGGATCAGCACGCCGCCGGGATGATAGGTGAACAGCCAGTACGCCACGCGGTGGCCGTCCATATCGAACTGCACCCCTTCCATCACGTGGCCGTTGATTAGCCCCATCGTGCGGGACTGGTCGAGGAAGTCGGCCTCGAGCATTTGAAGCTGCAAAGGAATGCGCAGTCCCGCGTCGATCAGGCGCGGCCGGAAGCGCAGGATAGCCTCGCCGCTCTCTGCCATCGTTCGGACGGTGAGGGTCTGCATGCCGTAGAAGTCCATGCGCTGCGGCTCGTCGCAC